ATTTACCAAAGATAGATGGTGCTGTTTGGATAAAGTGTTTAGGAAGAGGAACAATTTTACAGACAACAGATTCAACAGCAATATATGTAATACCTATACAAGTAGCTTATGAAGAAGACTATTAATAGTCTTCTATTTTTTATGTAAGGAGGAAAATATAAAGATGGAAAAATTAGTAACTAGAAATAGAAAAGTTGCTTTCATGGATGTTTCTACAACTACTATAGCTAATTTCTTGAGAATGACTAAATTTACAGAAATTTCTAAATCTAAGAATCCTGTAGAATATTCACGTACTTATGTTGATGAAGATGGAGAAACAACTGATGTAACAGGATATAGTGAAGAAATATCTTACAATTTCGACCAACACGAAGGAAATCTAGTACATGACAAATTAGCAGATATAGCAGATGACGAAAAGAAAGGAGCAGATGCACTTGTAAAAATATTACAAGTTGACTTCACAAAACCAATTGATGATGGATATAAAGCAAGATTAAGAACATATTCTACAGTTCCAGATACTGATGGAGATGCTACAGAGGCTTATACTTATGCAGGGGCATTTAAGAAAAATAGTACTATGACTGTAGGAAAAGCAGTAGTAAGTGCAGATGGAATGAAGGCAACATTTACACCAAAAGAAGAAGTAGCAGAATATCCAGTAACTTTTGTAGTTAAAGATAGTTCAGGCTTACCTGTTGAAGATGCTAAGATTACTATAGAGGGTGTATCTTATTTAACAGATGCAACAGGAATTGTAGTTGTAATTTTAGATGCTGATTCATACAGCAATATAACTGTAGAAAAAGAAGGGTATACAACGCAAGATGATGTAGCAGTTACAGTATCAAATAAAGCTGTATTAAAAGAAATAACATTAGCAGAGGCTTAGAAATAAGCCTCTTAAATAATTTGGAGGAAATTATGAAATTAAAAGATATAGAAGTTGAATTTAGTTTTACAGATGCCGACTGCATAGAAAGATTAGAAAATGCAGCTAAAAAGGTAAAAGAAAAATCTGAATTAAAAGATAAAAAAGAAATAAGTTTGTCAGAAGCTATTAGGGAAGAATGTAAAATAATTGATGAGTTTTTTGATGAAGTTTTTGGAGAAGGAATATCAGAAAAAATATTTAAAGGAAAAAAAGATTTACAAGAACATATGGAATTATTTACAGATATAATAAATGCTAAGATTGAAACAACAAAAGCTACACAAAATCTATATGATACTTTAGAAAACAGAGCTAAATATATGCCTAACAGAGAAACAAGAAGGCACAATAAATATAAAGGAAGAAGATAATGTATTGTAATCTATTAATAAATAAATTACCACAGCATACGGATAGTGGAATGAGAATAAGAACAGATTTTAGGGAAAGTATAAAATTTGAATTACTAATGCAAGATAGAACAATAAGTGATGATAAAAAAGTAAAGATGATTTTAAGCCTATATTATTATAGAGCAGACCAAATAACAGATATAAAAAAAGCTTTAGAAGAAATTGTATGGTTTTATAAAGGTGGAGACAAGATAGAAAATAGAACAAACAATAATAAAGATAATAGTAAAATAAAACAAATTTATAGCTATGAATTTGATGCAGAATACATTTATTCTGCTTTTATGCAACAATACAAAATTGATTTAAATAGTATTAGATATTTGCATTGGTGGAAGTTTAGAGCTTTGTTTACAAATTTAAATGAAGATGTACTTTTTTCTAAAATTATGAAATACAGAGCAATAAATTTAAGTGAAATAAAAGATAAAGAAATGAAAAAATATTATAAAAAAATGAAAAGATTATATGCATTACCAGATATGAGAACAGAAGAAGAAAAAGAATATGATTTTGGAGAGGCTTTTTCATAAAATATGTTGCAAATTGTAAAATTTTGGTATATACTTCTCAAAAAGGGAGGTGTACAAAAATGGCAAATTATACAACAATGACAAGCGATAAATCAAAGAGTACAGCATTAAAACTTTGTATATTTGGAGGTTGGATTGGTCTACACCAATATTATGTTGGAAATATAGGGAAAGGTTTACTATATACTTGCACGATAGGGATATGTCTAATTGGTTGGCTATTGGATATAGTAAAAATTGCAACAGGAGGTTTTAAAGATAATGCGGGAGCACCTTTAAGACAATAAAAAGACACTTACAGAAATGTAGGTGTTTTTTATTTTAAAAAAATATTAAAAAAAAATTAAAATATCTCTTGACTTTTGTATCACACTACTATATAATGATAGCACGATACAGTTAGGAGGTGTTAAAAATAGAAAATAAAAGTAGAGCCGAATATTTTAGAGAAAGAAGAAAAACAAGAAAAGCGTTTAATGTATTATTACCAAAAGAAAAATACGAAAACATAGACAAAGCGTTAAAACAAAAAAATAAAACTAAGACAGAATGGCTCATAGAAAAAATTGATGAAGAAATAAAAAAATAGAGAGATAACCTGCTAAGTTTTGGCGAACAGCACAGATTATCTCACAAGTAAGAATTTTAGTTCCTACAAATATATTGTATCACAGTAGGACCTAAAATTCAAGTAAAATTGAACGGAGGTCTTTTTATTATGGAAATTAAAAATTTAAGAAATTATGAGGTGTTAAATGAAAATCCAAGAATTACTTATATAGAAGCGGATTATATTAATTGCACAGAATGGGAAAAGAATTATGGTTATATGAAAGAAATTGGAGAAGAAAAAATGTTTATATTTAGTGCAGATAGACCAGATAGATTAAAGAAAATATACAAAGAAAGTTGTGTGAAAAATGTTTTAGAGCCTAAAGAAACTATAGTAATTAAAAGTTGAGGAGGAAAAATATAATGAGTGATTTAATGATATTTAAAAATGAAAAATTTGGAGAAATAAGAACAACAGAAATTAATAATAGTCCATATGTTTGTTTAGCAGATGTATGCAAAATATTAGAAATAAAAAATATAAGTGATTGTAAAGGAAGGTTAAAACAAGATGGGGTCGTTACTAACGAGGTCATCGACAATTTGGGAAGAAAGCAGCAGGCTACATTTATAAATGAAAGCAACTTATACAAAGTTATATTTCAAAGCAGAAAACCAGAAGCAGAACAATTTACAGAATGGGTAACAAGTGAAGTATTGCCTAGTATTCGTAAATATGGCGGCTATATAGCAGGACAAGAACAAATGACAGATGAAGAACTAATGGCAAAAGCAGTATTAATGGCTAACAGTAAAATACAAGAATTAAATCATAAAAATAAAGAATTACAAATGCAAAATTCACAATTAACAGTAGTAAATGAAATAATGAAGCCTAAAGCTGAATATTTTGATGATTTAGTAGACAGAAATTTATTAACAGGATTTAGAGAAACAGCAAAAGCATTAAATATAAAAGAAAAGAAGTTTGTTACATTTCTATTAGAACATAAATATATTTACAGAGATAAAAAAGGAAAATTGCAACCATTTGCAGATAAAAACAAGGGATTATTTGAAGTAAAAGAAAGCAAAAATGAAAAAACTGGTTGGGTAGGAACACAAACATTAATAACACCAAAAGGAAGAGAAACATTTAGATTATTATGTGTAGAAATATAAAAATAGCATCAGATTAATTCTGGTGCTTTTATTATGGAGGAAATATGGAAAAAGTAAAATGTCCTTTTTGTGGATATGAAATGCCAATAAAGTATGATAAAGAAAAATCAAAAGCAAAAGGGATTTTTATTAAATGTAAAGGAAGAAATTGCAAAAAAGAGTTTGAAATAAAAATAAATGTTAAGTAGTGCCATTATGAGCCGATAACTAGGAAGGAATAAAGATGTCAGACGGCTCAGTTACTATTGAAATAAATGGGGACAGCAAAGGTTTAGAAAAAGAAATAAATGGAATAGGAAGTAAAGTTAAAAGTGGTTTTAGAAAAATAGGTAGCATTGCTGTAGCAGGACTAGCAGGAGTAACAGCGGCAGTTGGAGGTGCTGCAAGTGCTCTAGCAGGACTTGGAACAGCCTCTGTAAATTCTTATGCTGATTTAGAGCAAAATATTGGTGGTATTGAAACACTTTTTAAAGGTAGTGCCGATAAAGTAATAAAAAATGCAGAAAATGCTTATAAAACAGCTGGTATGAGTGCTAATCAATATATGGAAACTGTAACTGGTTTTAGTGCTAGTTTATTACAAAGTGTTGGTGGAGATACAGAAAAAGCAGCTGATAGTGCTAATATGGCTTTAATTGATATGGCTGATAATGCTAACAAAATGGGTACCTCTATGGAAAGTATACAATGGGCATATCAAGGTTTTGCTAAACAAAACTATACAATGTTAGATAACTTAAAGTTAGGTTACGGTGGTACACAAGCAGAAATGCAAAGATTACTTTCTGATGCAGAAAAAATAACTGGAATTAAATATGACATTTCCAATTTGAATGACGTTTTTCAAGCGATTCATGTTATACAAGGAGAATTAGGTATAACTGGTACAACAGCACAAGAAGCAGCATCTACAATATCTGGTAGTATTGGTTCAATGAAATCAGCTTTTGATAACTTTTTAAATGGTAGTGGAACAATGGATCAATTAGTTGATACAGGAATAACTGCAATACAAAATATTGTAAATGCAGTTGGACAACTATTGCCTCAATTAATGCAAAGTCTTTCTGATGCAACACCACAAATAATAGCAGGAATAAATCAAATATTTCCTAAAATTTTAGATTTAATAATGACAAATGCACCTACTTTGATATCCACAATTGGACAGGTATTAATGGCATTAGTACAATCTTTATTGCCATATATGCCACAATTATTAAATATCGCAATGCAATTAATACAATCATTTATTACTGGATTAATAACTATGTTACCACAGATAATCCAAATGGGTATGCAACTTATAACACAGTTAATCTTAGGAATAGCACAAATGCTGCCACTATTAATACCACAAGCCATAAATGCAATAATAACAATTGTGAATGGATTATTAGACAACATAGATATGTTAATAGATGCAGCAATTCAACTTATTTTAGGATTAGCAGATGGTTTAATTAATGCACTTCCTTTATTAATAGAAAAGGCACCAGAAATTATAATGAAATTAGTTACAGCATTAATTCAAAATTTACCTAAGATTTTACAAGTTGGTGTACAATTAATTGGAAAATTAATTGAAGGTGTTGGAAGTGTACTTGGAAAATTAGGACAAATGGCAGGTACAATTATTCAAACTATATGGGATGGTTTGAAATCATTACCTAGCAAAATGCTTGAAGTTGGTAAAAATCTAATTCAAGGTATTTGGAATGGTATTAGTAATGCTGTAGGTTGGCTATGGGATAAGATTAGTGGATTTTGTAGTGGAATTGTAGATAAGATAAAAGGATTTTTTGGTATTCATTCTCCATCTAAAGTTTTTGCTGATGAAGTAGGAAAATTTTTGGCATTAGGATTAGGAGAAGGATTTGATGACAATATCGGAAAGGTATATAAAAATATGCAATCTGCAGTAGACTTTGAAACACAAAAACTAAGTGCTAATTTAAGTACAACAGCAACTAATAATAAATTATTTACAGCTAATATTTTAATGAAGCCTAGTGATATTTATCTAGATAGTACAAAAGTTGGTAGAGCAGTAACACCTGCTGTAACTAAAACTTTGCGAGGGGCAGGTGCTTATTAATGATAGCAAGATGGAATAATAAAGATTATAGAATAATTGATAGTATAGAAATAAAAAAGTCTAGTAGAGAGGTTACATATACAGACCTTAAGCTAGACTTTTCTAAATGTACTATGGAAGATTTACCTTATGCACAGCAAGAAGTACAAATTATAGATAAAGATGGAAAGCTAAAATTTACTGGTTTTGTATCTGATTATAAATTACCAGAGCTAAAAAAAATAATTACTCCAGAAAAAGAACTTAATTTAAGCTTATATACACCAAGGCAGATGACAACAAAAAGAACTGTAACAATTATGAGAACAGCAATGCTTAGTGAAATTATTACACAAGTATTAATGCCACTTTATCAAGATGGATTTGTGCTAAAGACATTAAATATAGAAGATAGATCTGTAACGTTAAAATTAATAAGCAAAACTGTAGAAGAGGTACTTAATTACTTATCTAATAAATATAGCCTTTATTGGAATATAAATGAATTTAAAGAAATAGAAATAGATGATATTAATTATTTATTTAACAAAGTACCTAAAAAAAATATTAATATAAAAAACTATAAGCAACAAATAAATGGTTTCTTAAGTATTTCTCCAACTGTAGAAAATCTAGATTATGCTAATATTATAAACATTAAAAATGCAAGGATATTTTATGATAACACACAGCAGGTTAATGTAACACTAAAAAATGGAGATAGAATAGATTTCGAAAATCCAATAGATATAAGTTTAGGAACAGCAGAAAGAATAGTTGGAGCATTAGCAGTTAATCAGACTACAACGTGTACAAATTTGGAGCTAATATACAATGGTTCTTCTCGTGCATATGTAGAATGTGGATTTAATGTAGATGGAGAAATTCAAGATGGACTTAATATGAAAGATATTGCAACAGATGACAGCACAGGTGCTTTGTTTGTTCTTACAATGGATAGTACATTTAAAAATTTAGCAACAGGTATTACATATAAAGGAGAAAATACTATAACAGTAAATTCTATTAGAAGCCAAACATTTTTAAGATATGCAAATATGCGATTAATAAATTGGCAAGAGATAGAACAAAACGAAGGTAAGATAACAACTTCTGGACAAATAGAAAAAGTATTAGATGTAGAAAATGGTTGGTTTACTGTTCAAGAGTTGATAGATTATATAAGAAATATATTTATTATTAATAATAAATATACAAATCAGGTCACATTAAAATATGATAAAGAAAACGATATAGAAATAGGCGATAGAATAGATATAGACCTTCCAGAATATTTTACGGAAGGTATTTTTATTGTAACAGCGATAAATGAAAGCAAAGAAGCTAATAATCCAACCAATTACTCTGTAGAACTTAGAAATACAAACTTATTAGAAAATTACATTGATTTATTTAGAAATAGTTCTGATACAGAAGAACAAGATAGTCAAATTGAAACAGAATACGTTGTAGAATATTCTGGAGAAGAAAAAATAAACGAAATACACGAAATCGAAATGAATGAAGACTACAACGACACATTAAATACAATTTTAAGAGGTTAATACATATGAAAGTAAAGAATTTAGAAGTAAGTATAAAAGTAGGTAATAAGCAACATAAATTTACTAATTTAATATTAAATAAATATTTAGATTTATTTGCAGATAGCTTTTTAGAATTTAAAGATAAAAATCTGGATTTCTGTTGTGTTAACCTAACAAATGAAAAAACACTTGTAACAGCAGAAAGTACAGAAATGCCATTCGATACAATATTAGAATTTAATTCTGCCGAAAGAGGTGAATTGTTAACAGAAAATACAGTAATAAACAAATATAATTATGAAAATTCATTAGCTGGATATCCGCCTTTAAGCAGTTTTATAGGACAATACATAAAGCAAATTGGCTTTGGAATTTATGATTATGAAGCAAAGAAATTTGAGTTATATGCGTATTTAGATGTGAGTAAATACAATATTGTTGTACAAGAAGGCCAACCTATTGTAATAAGTCGAATGGATAAAGTTTCTACAGATATGAATTTCTGGAGTAACGCTAATGCCGTAAAATGTCCATATCATTTAACAACTAAAGGTTTACTAAAAGTAAATGGGTATGAGTATGATACAGTAATTCCAAAGCTTTATAGCATAGGATTTGGAGCGTTACCGTACAAATATACGGATGAATATTTAGTAGAAAACTTAAATATAGCCAAAACTGGTATTGGAGAAATAACAATAGACAATGCATTGAATAATTATGCAAAAAATGATTTATTTCCTCGAGAAGATTTATATCCAAGGCCAGATTTATACCCACAAGAAGGAACAGCTAATTTATTAATTTACAAATTTAAATTATTTAGAAAAGTATTTACAGACCCAGAGCAACCTCCAACGTTGCAAGATACGGGTCTTTTTTATGTGCAATATAAACAATTAGAAAGATTTGGACAAATAACAAAATTAAAAATCCGTTATGAAAGAGGTTAAAAAATGAAATTAAAAAAAATTAATTTTACTGATTATCAATATCCTGGATTATCTGAAGAGACATTGGATGCTTTACAAGATAATATTAACGAAGCAATAAATACCATTCCGATAATTAAAGCAAGAATTAATAGGCAAAATTTAACTACATCAGGTTCGTATGGTAGAGTAACAGTACCTCTTAACGCTATTGAGATAAACAACGATAACATAAATAATTATTTAGTTAAAGAAAACAACGACATTGTAATTGGAAATGATGTTAATCTTATTGAAGTAGTCTTATTTACTAGAGGTTTAGGGTACTATGGTGGCAGTGGTGACAAAGAACTAATGATAATGAAAAATGGGCAAAAAGTGGATGGATACTACCAACAAGCGACGACTGGTTGGTGGGGAATATCAATACCAACAATAATGCAAGTAAGTAATGGGGATAGAATTAGTGCAATTCTAGAAAGTCAAACGGCAGGGCAAACTGAAATCCTAGAAGGTTATTTACAAGTAAAAGTTTTAAAGTAGGAGGATAGAAAATGGCTGAAAAAATACAATATGGAAATAAAGCTCCATATCAAACTTTACCAGATATTCCAGAGCAAAATAAAACAACAGCAGAGAATATGAATGAAATAAAAGAGGTAGTAAACAACAATGCCACAGAATTAGATAATGCGAAAGATAAAGTTGAGGAACTAGACCGAAAAATGAATATAGTTGTTGCTCCTGCTCTAACATATAGAGGTTCTGTAACAAATTATAGTGCTTTAATTACAATAGAAAATCCTAAAAATGGAGATATATATTCTGTTTCAAGTGAAAATAAAAATTATGCATATGGAGATGAAGGGTGGACTGAATATACTCCACAAATAGATTTAACAGAGATTAATACTCAAATTCAAAATTTACAAACACAAATAAATAATATTAAAACTATAACTAGACAGATTACGTCTTTAGTTACAGAAGAAGAGATTCAACAAAACACAAACTATGAAGTTCCAGAATATGTGTTAGGCAATAATTCTATAGAAATCTATTTTGAAGGGTGTAAGCTTATTAAAGATATAAATTACATAGAAGCTGACGTAACACACATTCAGTTTAAAGATTGGAATGTACCAATTGGTAGTAACTTAGAAATAATAGTAAGAAAAGAGGAAGAATAATGTCAGAATCAAAGATTTTAGAATTAGAAAAAAGAATTAAAGCGCTAGAAAAAGGAAAAACAAATATGACTATTTATACAACTGCAGAACAAAGTTATAACCACACTGGAGCTAATATATATTTACAAGAACCTTTACGTTTTCAAGGTAGCAGAGGTAATCCTAGTGATAAATTAACATTTGAAACTAATGGCATTAAAATCGGAGCAGGAATAAATCATATAAATGTTAAAGGAATTGTTACATTTACTCACACAGAATCCGATGGAAGACCAGTTTATTTATATATTAGAAAAAACGGATCAATAATATCGACGCAAATCATGTATATGCAGACAACTCAACCATATACTATAGCAATATTTAAAGATTATATAGAAGTTCAAGAGGGAGATTTAATACAATTATATGTAGCGATGGATAATGCGAATTTTAAAACAGAGAAAAGTGCAGACAATCAACTAACAGTAGAAGTTGTAGATTAAGAAAGGAAGATGTAAAATGAAAAGAATACTGAAACGTGAAACCATTGATACTCTAAGAGAGAAAGAGAGAGCTACATTTTAGTGAAATAAAGAAAAGAGGTGAAGACGATGTCTAAGCCTCTTATTTTAGAATTACAAGAAAGAATAAATGCACCAGAAGACAAAATAAAAACAAAACAAAACAGCGAATGGAAAAGTCAAGATGTTAACTTAGGAATGGGAGCAAGTGTAACTATAGAAGACATCAAAAATGCAAATGAAGTACAACTGTATAGTACAGGAGCAAACAATGTAGAAATGAATTTATACTTTACACGTGCAGATAGTGGAAAATGGCTTCATGCATCTTATGTCGAGTGGAATAACAATACAAATCATCACGCTATTTCTACAGTAGACTTTAATACAGGTTTTGTACAGAATGGTGGAAGTGGAGACACTTCTAGTACAATCAAAAGAATTTCATGGAGGTAAAAATGGAAGAAATAATAAAAACATTAAGTTTTAGCAGTATAGCATGGCAAGTAATAACACCGCTAATTTTTAGTGGACTTGATATTTTAACAGGATATATACAAGCAGTAATAAATAAGAAGGTAGATAGTAAAGTAATGCGAGAAGGACTATTACATAAGTGCTTATTAATAGTAGCTATTGTTATTGGCTATGTAGTAGAATATGCGTTTAATTTAAGTGCAGTAGCAAGTGTAATAACAATTTACATATGTGTAATGGAAATAATGTCAATTGCAGAAAATTTAAAGAAAGCAGGACTAGAGCTTAAAATATTTGACATATTAAAAAACAAAAAGGAGGAATAGTCGTGGACGATAATATATTTGAAGAAACTGTACAGTTTAATGAAGAATTATATCAAAAAAATATAAAAGAAAATGACTTTTCAAATACAGAAAATGATGGAATAGGAGATGATACTGATGCAAATAACTAATGTAACGTGTCCAACTTCTAAATATTCTATTAAATGCCCATATGAGATGACACCACAAGGAATCTGCGTACATAACACAGCAAATGATGCAAGTGCCATGTCAGAGATTTCTTATATGTTAGGTAATAACAATAAGGTATCATTTCATGCAGCAGTAGATAATGAAAGAGTAGTAACAGGAATACCTTTTAATCGCAATACTTGGCATTGTGGAGATGGTGGAAGTGGTAAAGGTAATAGAACTCAAATATCTATAGAAATTTGTTATAGCAAGTCTGCTGGAGAACGCTTTGATGAAGCAGAAAATTTAGCAGCATGTTATATAGCTTATCTTTTAAAACAATACGGTTGGGGAATAGAGAAGGTTACAAAACACCAAGATTATAACGGTAAATATTGCCCACACAGGACTCTAGATTTAGGCTGGGAAAGATTTTTGAATAAAATAAGAGAACAATTAGGTTTACAAGCACAACCTGTAGAAGAAAAAGATTATAGTGGAGGAAGTGATGAACCAGTGAGAAAATATGTAAATGGAAGCACAATAGAAAATATATATGCTGATACAAGTTTAACTAAAAAGATAGGATATTTAAATCCTCGTGAAGAGTGTGATTGTTTTGGTATATTTAATGATAGACCTATGGTTAGATATAAAGTGGATGGATCTAATAACTACAAAATAGGCTTCGCTAAATGGACAGGTGGAGTAAAATAATATAAAAAGTATAAGAGGTGTAGTGTAATGTTTATGCTACACCTCTTTTTTTATGCCTATAAATCAAGGATTATACTAACTTATTTACATAATATAAAAAATGTGATAAAATGTAATAGAAATGTAATGAAAATGTTAATAAAACATAAAAAACGATATGAAAATAAAATAAATTGATTAATTTAAGTCTTTTTTGCAAATAATATTGATAATATAATATGATTTAAATGTTGAAAATAAAAATAAATTATTATAAACTATTAATACATTAAAACATATAATATAATAGGAGAAAAAATGGATGTAGAAATAGAAGGATATCATGGAACAGATAAAGAGAATATCGAATCAATTTGTAGCAATAATTTTGAAATAAAAAAAGATTTAAAGAATAAACTATTTTTAGGCTTCGGTGCATATTTCTTTTTTGAGTATGAGGATGCTGTTGACTGGAATGTTAAAGAATTAAGGGACGATTTAAATAGAGTTCCTAAATACGATGAACTACAAAATAAAAGGAGTGTAGTTAAAGCTGATATTAAATGTAAAGATACAGATATTTTGAATTTGGACGATAAAGAAATGCTTTTAAAATTTGAAATATTAGTTGAAAAATATCAAGGAAAATTATCAACAAAGCCAGAATTTATAAACGCTAAAAATAAAACAGCAGCAATAATAAATATGCTATATCAAAGAAAGCTTATCAAAAGGAATATAATAATAAAAACTTTTATAGAAACAATTAAAACGAATAGATTTTTACAATCCTTAAAAAACTATCCTAGAAAAATGGTATGTGTAAAAGATAATAAATATATATATAATATATATGAATATAATGAATTAAGCAAAGAAAAATATGATAGTATAGTTTATTTTTATTAATTATGAGAGGTGTAAAATGGATATTTTTGATTTGAATTTAAAAGAATTTGAAGAAAAAGTAAATGAGTTAGTGGAAAATATGACTGCGGATGAACTTTTAGAAGAGCTAATTGATAATGGCTTAATAATTGATGAATATGAAAAAAGTAGTTATTATGATATAAATATAGAAATAGAAAATACTTGGGTACATAAGAATAAAAAGAATAAATTTGAAAAAATGAAAATAAACAAAAAAATGAAAAGTAATTTATTGGAGGCAGCATAATGGAGAAATATAAAAGTAAATTGAGATTTAACAAATATGTAGTTAATGAAGTGAATTTTAAAAATAATGATAATTTCAAGCCACAACCAGTTACAATAGATTTTTCTATATATAAAAATATAGAAAGAGAAGAAAATAACATGAAGGTAGAATTAGTAACAAAAGTATTCGAAAATGCAGAAGAAAATAATTTCCCATTTGAAATGATAGTAAAGCTTACAGGATATTTTACAGAAGAAAAAAATGATGAAAATATAAATTTTGAACCAAATGCAATAGCAATTTTATATCCTTATGTTAGATCAATAGTTTCTATATATACTATTAATTCAAATGTTAATGGGTTAATACTACCTGTTATAAATGTAAATAATGTAATTAAAGATTTAGATTCAAAAAAAGGTAATTAGATTAAATTCTAATTACTTTTTTGTTTCGACAAATTTCTTACGACAAAGTAAACATAAATACATAAGTTAAACGGAAAGTTTTAGAAAAATCCGAAAATTAACAAAAAATGTATAATTTCACCCATATAATTACTCTATTTGATAATAAAAATGCCTTAGAATCGATTGTCACGATAATACTGCTGAAATGCAGTGGTATCAAGCCATACATAGAATACTAATATAAACTGCTAAACATTTTTGACATTATATAAAAAAATACATATAATAAAAAAATATTTAAGGTTCATTGAAAAGTTCTCTAAAAAATTCACTGAAAATAGACAAAAAATAAATATAAATTTTAATGCAAAGTTTAATGCAACGCCAAAGAAAAGTTATAAAAAACGAAGTAAAATTATAAAAAGTACGAGAAATTGAAAAGCTAGAAAAGTGCTTTAAATAGCACGTTATAAAAAAATATAATAAATGAAGAGAAAATACAAAAAGTACAAAATTTACCATATACACAAAACTAATAAACAATACATTATTGGCTGTAACTATTGCAATATAAAGGTTACAGCTATTTTTTATATAAATAAGATTATTAATTTAATGCAATTTTAATGCAACTAGATTTTTAATCCTAAATTTAATGCAATATTTTGAGTACTTCTCAATACTTCATCTGTTTTGTATTTATCAAAAATTGTTGTATAAGTATTTATTGTTGTCGTTATATTTTTATGTCCTAATAATTTTTGTAAAACTTCTGCAGGCATTCCACTTTCAATACATCTAGTTGCATATGTGTGTCTAAGCATATGCAAATTAACGTTTCTATTTATTTTTGGTTCTTTGTTACATAGCCTCTTAAAAAAACAATTTGCATTACTGGATTTTAGTATTGTTAATTGCTTTGTACAAAAAATTAAATCGTTAGGATTTTTTTGCATATTGTTTAAAGCATTTTCAATATTTTTTCTAAAAAGTGCTGTTATTGGTATATCTCTATAAGAAGTAGATGTTTTGGGCGTCTTTCCTATTATATTTTTATTATCCTTAGATCTAGAAATAGTTTTAGTTATATGTATTATGTTGTTAGTCAAATCAACGTCTTTTGGTGTTAATGCTAATATTTCTCCAATTCTCATTCCAGAAAACATTGCAATAGAAAATAAATCGCCATATTTATTAGTTTTAAATTTACTAATTAATTTTTTTTGTTCATCTATAGTAAAAGCTTCAACTTTCTTATCAATTTTTTTTGATATTGGTATAACTATGTTTTTCATTGGAGATTTAATAATATAATCTCTATTAATAGCTTCATTAAAAATTGTATTTAACTCAATAATTATTTTTTCAATATATGAATTAGAAAGATTTGTAATCGTGCTTAAGAATGTTTGTATGTTACTTCTAGTTACTTTTTGAATTTCCATATTACCTAGATCACTATTTTTTATCTTCATAAGAGGATAATGCATTGTTGTATATGATGTACCTTTTATAGTATTTGAATTATATTTTAAATTCAACATTTCATTGCCTAAAAGATAAACTGTTATATCATTTTTTTCAATAAAAGTTCTTTGTTGTACTTCTGCTAATGCTTTAGTCATTTTTTCTTTTACTTCTTTTCTAGTTTTACCATAAACAGATTTACGATTTAATTTACCATCTGCTTTTCTACCTGCAGTAAATTGTCCAACCCATCTATTTAATTTTTCAGAGTAGAAGATAGAACCTTCTCCATTACCTCTTTTTGCCATTGCAATCCTCCTTTCTTAAAACTTTAGCTTCAATTTTTACATTATATTTTTCTTCTAGCACTTCCATCATAGCTTTATTTATTTTTTCGTAATCCATTTTTGCCTCCTATAAAATAAGATAAGTATTTCTACTTATCTTTTGTTTAAAATTTTCCAAATTGTCCAATAGCTTTTCCTATTATTTTAAAATTAGTTTCTTTTAAATTAATAATAATTGGTTCCATTGGATATGTGGACATTGGTTCTAACATTATTATTTCATTATTAATTTTTTTGTATCTTTTTAAAGTTGCTTCATCATCTCCATTAACAATAGCAACAATAATATCTCCATTTTCTGCATAATCTTGTTTATGGATTAATGCATAATCTCCATTGTGTACTTTTAAATTCATACTTTCTCCAGATACCTTTAAAAAAAACAAATCATCAGAAGTATTTAAACCATAAATACTAGGATCTATAGGTAAATAGTCTTCTAAATATTCTTCAGCTAATATTGGTTTTCCAGCAGCTATTTTTCCAACAATAGGAATATAAAATAATTTATTATCATTTGATTTATTGTTTGAGTGATTACTAGAAATCATCTTTTCAATTGATGAAACTAAATAATGGTAATAATGATTATTATCAATTTGCCTAATCATAGCTTTAAGAATCTCAATAAATAAATCTTTAATTTTTTTCTTTTTTTGAGGTTCGAATTTATCCAAATATTTTTTTATATAATTAACATAATATTCTTTAGGAGATGAGGTTAAATGCCTAAAATTTAATAATTCAACTATCTCATCAATATCTTTTTCATTTAAATTACAATCAATTACTTTATCATAGTTTAATTGTATGGTTTGTAAAGTTACAATTCGATTTTGATTATCTATAAAATGTTCTAGTGCTTCTTCTTTAGTCCTATAGTCGCTATCACCAGTCAACCATTCTAATTGAACATTGCAATATTTTGCAATTTTTTGTAAAGATTCAACAGATGGTTTTGAACGACCAGTTTTCCAATCAGTTATACTACCACCAGCAATATTAGCGCCTTCGGCAAATTCTTTTGCTGTTAAACCACTTTCTTTAACGAGTTCTAAAATTCTGTCAACAGTAGACATTTCACACCTCCGAAATTTTTTAAAAATAATTCGTAATTTACTATTGACTTTTTCACATCTTACTATTATAATAGCAATATCAAAAGTAAAATATAAATTACATTAGTAAAGCACACCATTGAAACTTGGCGGAATCAAGTGTGCTCTACTAGTAACAATATACAAATTAGGCTTTTATAGTATTTATACGCTAGAAGTGTTTTTTTTCTTGCCTAATTCGTATATTACTATTTTACTATAAGAATTTTAAATTGTCAATGAAATTATAAGAAAGGAAGTGAAAAGAGATAAAAAATGAAAGAAAGCAAAAGTAAGGATATAACTTTAAAAAGGATTTTTATGCTAATGGAGGAAAACAAATTAACTGCAAAAGAATTTGCTAAAAATACAGGTTTAAGTCAAGGAAATATTACTGATTGGAAGACAGGAAGAGCAAATCCATCTATTAATTCATTACAAAAAATTTCCAAGACATATAATGTGCAAATTGAATGGCTTACTGGTGATAGTAAATTTAAAACAAAAAAAGATGAATTTAATAATCTTAAATATAAGGAGGAAAGTAAATGATTAATATGACATTGTTTCAAGATGGATTAATAAAAATCTATGAAAATGATAGACAAGAACAATTAGTTAATGCAAGAGAATTACATACAGCATTAAACAATAAAAGAAAATTTAGTGATTGGATAAAACAAAGAATAGAACAATATGGATTCGTTGAAGATGTTGATTTTACCACATATCACAATTTTGTGAAACGTGAAGGGAGTAATTTAGGAAGCAAGACAACAGAATATGCACTTACTTTAGATACAGCAAAAGAAATAGCAATGGTAGAGAATAATGAGCAAGGTAGAAAAATTAGAAGATATTTTATTGAAGTAGAAAAGAAAGCTAGACAAATGTTTGAAATTCCTAAAACATTACCAGAAGCATTAAGAAAAGCGGCAGAATTAGCTGAAGAATTAGAAAAGCAAAAACCAAAAGTTTTATTTGCAGATAGTGTAGAAACATCTAAAAATAGTGTCCTTATAAATGAATTAGCAAAAATATTAAAACAAAATGGATATGAAATTGGTCAAAACAGGTTATTCGAAAAATTAAGAAACGAAGGATATTTAATAAAACAAAAAGGACAGAATTGGAATTTACCAACACAAAAAGCAATGGATATGGGATTATTTGAAGTAAAAAAGACAGTAATAAACAAACCAGATGGAACACCTATTACAAAACCTACAACTAAGGTAACTGGTAAAGGGCAAATATATTTTGTAAATAAATTTTTAAAAGAGGTGATTTAAAAATGCAAGAAAAGAAACCAATTAAAAATTATAAAGATTTACCAGAAACAATAACACCATATGATTATGCAGACTGGAGAGGAATAGGAGAAACCAAGGCTAGAGAGATATTTAACAGTAAAGACTTTCCACGAATTAAAGGAACTGGAGTGAAACAATTAGCAGACAAAAGGGCAGTATTACTACACGACTTAGGTTTAGAAGGAGAAAAGTTACAAACAGTATTACAAGAAATAGCAAGACAGATTATTTAGAAAGGAGGGAGAATAAATGAAAATTAAAAACAAATTTAAATTTATTAGAAGCACAACGATATTAATACTTATAATTTTAGGAATCTTTTGCATTTCAATATCTCAAGCTAAAAAAGAATACATAGATTACACAGTTGGAAGAGGAGAAACATTGTGGAGCATAGCAGCAGATCATTCAGATGGAGATATAAGAGATTACATATATGAAATAAAAAACATAAACAATATGACATCAAGCGAATTGAAAGAAGGACAAACAATAAAAATTTTGAAGGAGGTGAAATAAGTATATGGATAAGTTGGACAAGTTATATTTAGATAATACATTAAGAAAAGTGAAACTAGAAAACAGTGTAAGAAATTTAGAGCAGGTATCCAATCGAGTAATAAAGAAATATAAATATGATGAAGCTGAATTAGATGCAAATATAGCAAAAAGTTTATTTGAAATAGAAGATACAACTAAATTCTTATTACTAGTTAGTAATTCAAAACACAATGAAGAAGAAGCAAGACAAAAATTAGAAATAATTCACGAAAAATTAAAAATGCTATGTATCTATCCGCTAAAACAGAACACATAGCAAAAAAGAACATAACAAAATATTCTCTCTAATTATATTAACATAATTAGAGAAATAAATCAAGGAGGAAAAAATGAATATATACGAATTAACTGGAAATTATGAACATCTTTTAAACATGTTATATGACGAAGATGTAGATGAAAAAGTATTATTAGATACTTTAGAAAGTATTGAAGGAGACATAGAAGATAAAGCAGATGGATATGCAAAGATTATAAAAGAATTGGAAGCACAAAGTAAAGCAAGAAAAGAAGAAGCTAAGAGATTAACAGAAAGTGCACAAACAATGGATAATAGAATAAAAATGCTAAAAAGCAATTTATTTAACTGTATGAAAATAACAGGTAAAACAAAATTTACGACAAACTTGTTTAGTTTCAATATTGTAAAAAATGGAGGGAAACAAGCTTTAACAATAGACGGGGGTGTTCCAGAAGAATATACAAAAACTGTAATAGAAAATGATACATCTAAAATTAGACAAGCATTAGAAAATGGAGAAAGTTTACCTTTTGCACATTTAGAGCCAAGAGGAGAAAGGTTGAGTATACGTTAATGGAGGAGAATTATATTTGGAATGGTAATACTTGTTTTTATGTAGATATAAAAAATAAAACTTGGGGCTGCAGAATAAATACAAAAGATAAATCAAAATCTAAACAAATAATAAACTATTTTAAAAATACTAGAAGAGAACAAATAAAAGCGTAGAGAAAAGAATGGAAACTTACAACAGAAGATTTTATGAATGTTTTAGTAATTTATTTAAATGGAAGAAGAAATATAAACAAAGGAATTTATAAAACACTTAAAAAAAATTTATATAAAGGAGGTAATAAGTAATGGCTATACCAGTATTAATCATAGGTAAATCAGGTTCTGGTAAAAGTACAAGCCTTAGGAATTTTGGAGAACAAGAATTAGCACTTGTAAATGTTATAAAGAAACCATTACCTTTTAGGAAGAAATTTGAAAGTATATTAGAAACAGATGATTATAGAACTATTGTAGAAAAAATTTATAAAACTACAAAAAAATCAATTGCAATTGATGATGCAGGATATTTAATAACAAATCAATTTATGAAAAATCATTCTAAATCTGCAGGAGGTAATTCTGTATTTAATTTATACAATGATTTAGCAGATAGATTTTGGAATTTGATTGAATTTATGAAAAATAAAGTTGCTCCAGATAAAATTGTATATTTTATGATGCATGAAGATAAAAATGATTCTGGAGATGTAAAGCCTAAGACAATAGGTAAATTGCTAGATGAAAAAGTCTGTATAGAAGGTATGTTTACTATAGTTTTAAGAACAACTATAGAAGATGGAAAGTACGTTTTTAAGACACATACAGATGGTAAAGATGTTGTAAAAACACCTATTGATATGTTTAAAGAGGACACAATTGATAATGACTTAAAACATGTAGATGAAATTATAAGAAAATATTATGAAATTGGAGGATAAGAAAATGGTAGATTTTAATGAAGAAAATTATAAAAAGGCACAAGCTTTTGATGGAGAGGTAGTTAGATTACCTGCAGGAGGATATATTTGTAAAATATTAAATGTAAAAAACGAAAAGAGTAAAACTGGTAAAAAAATGTTAAGTATAGCATTAGATATTTGTGAGGGAGATTATTCAAAATTTTTTATGAATCAATTTGAGAATAGAAAGAAAACAAGTACACCGGATAAACCTGCTAAATATCCAAACAATGCAGTAATTAGATATGTACTAGAAGGAAGTTACTGGTTAGAAAGATTTAAAGGTTTAATGACATCAATTGAGAAATCAAACGATAATTTCAATTGGCTAGAATGTAATCATGATGAAACTAAAATAATTGGATTACATGTTGGAGCAATATTCGGAGAAGAAGAATACGAAAAAATGGATGGCACAATTGGTGTGAGTACAAAAGTAGTTCAAATAAGAAGCACAGAAGCTATTAGAGAAGGAAATTATAAGGTTCCAGAAATAAAGAAAGTAGAAAAGCAAGAAGATCCATTTGACAATGTCGGATATTCAAGTAATGATGAACTTCCTTTCTAGGAGGTCCATCAGATGAATAAAATCAAAGAAGTAAAAGAATTAGTGAACATAATTGATGTAGCAAACTTATTAGGTCTAAAACTAAATAAATCGCATTTTTGTAAATGCCCTTTCCATACTGAAAAGACAGCTAGTTTATCTATATCAGAAAAGAAACAAGTTTGGAAATGCTTTGGCTGTGGCAAAGGTGGAGATGCAATCAATTTAGTAGAAGATTTATTGAAAATAAATGCTTATCAAGCAGCTAAATATATAAATGACAATTTAGGTTTAGGGCTAGATTTTAAAGGTAAAACTGATGAAATAAAAATTAATAGATATAAGCAAAAACAAATGGCAAAACAGCAATTTATGTTATGGGAAAATAGGACATTTCAAACATTATGCAATAGTATACATAAAATGAACTTTATAGAAAAAGACCAGAATTTATCAACTATAGATTATTACTTAGATGCTTTTATCTATGGAACAAACGAAGAAAAAATAGAACTATATAAAGATAGTTCTTTTAGAAAGAAGGTGGACCAACTTGCAAAAAGATATGGCTGATGAGTTACTAGATACAGCAGATATATATGACATAAAAAAATTATCTAAAGAAGAATTATTAAGTGAAGAAAAAATAAAATATATATTTGCTATAGAAAATCCAGTACAAAAACAAAAAGTGTTAAATCAATTTGAAGATAGAGCAAAAGAATTAAATGTAAAAAGAAATTTTACAAATTTAATGAAAGCATACCAGGCAGAGATGGTAATTCAACAAAAATCATCAAATAGTAAAAAAACGAATTTTACAAATTGTCCATATCCTTCTATGAAGACAGGTGAATGGGAAGCAACTGATATTGAAATTTTTAAATACAAATATGACACGACAATGACTCCTATTAAAGTAAAAGCATGTAGCCACCCAATTATACCTATTGAACGCTTAATTAATTTAGATACGAATTTAGAAAAAATTAAATTAGCTTTTTATAAGGACCAGAAATGGCAAACGGTTATAGTAGAAAAAACAACAATAGCTAGTAAATCAAAGATATTACAATTAGCTAATTTTGGAATAGAAGTAAATGAAAATAATGCTAAAGAATTAATTACATATCTGGCAGATGTATTAGAATTAAATGACATAAAACCCAAGGTTTCCACAAATCATTTAGGTTGGATAGATAAAGACTTTGTACCTTACACAGATAAATATATTTTAGATGTAGACAAAGAATTTAAACAAAAAATAGATTCTATATCAAAAAGTGGAAATTATGAAGAATGGAAAGAATATATAAGAAATTTAAGGAAAGATAGTAAAACATTAAGATTTATGATTGCAGCTAGTTTTGCGGGAGTTTTAGTAAGAATCTTTAAATTAAATACTTTTATAGTGCATCTATGGGGGAAAAGTGGAAATGGAAAAACTGTAGCAGAGATGGTTTGTTCAAGTATCTGGGGTAGACCAGATAACAATATGATTAGCAATTTAAGTAATACAGCGATAGCAAATGAAAGATTATGTAATTTTTATAGAAATATGCCAATCTTTTTAGATGAATTACAAATAGCTAAAGCAAGATATAAAAGCTTTGATGAAGTTATCTATACTCTTACAGAAGGTAAAGGAAAAGAAAGAGGAACAGTAGACAATGGAATAAGAGAACAGACAAGTTGGCAGACAATAATTATTCTAAATGGAGAAGAGCCAATAACATCAGATACTTCTAAAGAAGGTGTTAAAAACAGAGTAATAGAGATAAATGATGATACTCCAATAATTGAAGATGGAAATGCAACAGTTAAATTCATTCAAGATAATTATGGATATGCAGGAAAAGAATTTATAGATCTTATAGCAAATAGAGAACAATTAGAACAAGTAAACAATAAATTTGCAAAAGATATTTCTGAGTTAACAGAATATAAAAAACAAGTAAATGCTTTTGCTTGTATTATGACAGCTGATTACTATTGTAGTAAATTAATATTCCATGATGAGCCATTAAGCTTAGATGATATTAAAGAATATATAAGGAATGATATTGATGAAACAGATAGATATATAAACTTAATAATAGATATAGCAAATGCAAATATAAATAACTTTTATGATAATGATAAAAGTTTTCCACCGGCTGGACAAGTTTGGGGAAAACTAGAAAAAACAACAGATGGTAAAGGATCTATTATGTATTATGATTTTATTCCAACGAGATTATATGAAATTTTAAAAGAAAATCATATTAATTGGAATGGAATAAAAAATAAAATGTTACACAAAGGATATATTGCTTTAGATGGTCAAGGCAAATATCAAGTAAATACAAGAATAAATGGTACACAACAAAGAATTATAAGAATCAAAAATATATACTTTGATACACATGATACACCATAGATACACGTAGCTGTGTAACAATTAAAATATTAGAGCTACAAGCATTTTAATTAAATAATATGTATATGTTACACCTAAAATAATATTTATATATATGTATAAGGAAAATAGATGTATGTACTTTATTAATTATATATATGTAATAAATTAAAAAATGGGTGTAACGGTGTAACAAATCAATATAATATTAGAAATATAACGGCTTTGTTGCTACACATCATATGTAACAGTAAGGTAACAGCAATAGAAAAAGATGTAACAAGAAAGGATAAAAAAATGGATATTAAAAAATATAAGGAAATGTATAATCATCTATTACAAAGATATCAAAATGGCATAAATTACATAACAGAACATCCAGAAAAAGCTGATGATTATGTAGAAGATATAAATGAAATGCAAGAAGTTGCATCATTCTTTCTAAAAGAAATTATGAGAAAAGAAGAGGTATCTAAAGATAAAGTGTTAGGAGGATTTAAAATTGAGTAATAAAAAAATAGGAAATGATTTTGAAAAAGAATTGGCAAAGATTTTATCAGATAATGGATTTTGGGTTACTTTATTAACACCAAAAACACATATAGGTAGCCAACCTGCAGATTTAATTGCAGTAAAAAATGGTAAAGCAATTTTGATAGATTGCAAAACATGTAATAATTATTTATTTCCACTTAACAGAATAGAACAAAACCAGATAGAAGCTAGTAAAAAATTTTTTGAATGTGGAAATACAAGATATTTTATAGCAATTAAATATAATGAAGATATTTATTTAATACCTATAAATAAAATTAATTTTGAGGAGAAAAGTATAGATTTAAGATTACAAAAGAAATGGATGTGAAGTAATGAAAATAATAGTATCAAATAACATAAGAATACAAGCTCCAGATAGAAGAATTAAAGATTATGCAGAAGAAAATTTAGTTATGGAAAATCCAGAATATATAAGAAATAAAAGGTTAGGCTATTCTAATTATAAAACATCGCAATATTTGGTTTTTTATGAGATTAATGGAAATGAATTGATTTTGCCATTTGGCTGCTTAACAGATTTATTTGCAATGTATCCAATAGAGATGTTTGAAAATAGAATAGTTCTAGGAGAATATGTTACTTATAAAAGTAATATTAAATTATTTGATTATCAAGAAGAGGTTTGCAAAAAGGCAATATTAAGGAAAAATGGAATAATTGTTATGCCTGCAGGAAGTGGAAAGACACAAACAGCATTAGAGATTATTGCAAGATTAAAATTAAAGACGCTTTGGATAACACATACTATAGATTTATTAAATCAATCTTATGATAGAGCTAAAAACAATTTTAAAGATATTGGGTTAGGTAAAATAGCAAATGGTAAGATTGAAATCGGAACACATATTACATTTGCTACAGTGCAAACACTTAAAAGTATAGACTTACAAGAATATGCTGATACTTGGGATTGCATTATTGTAGATGAGTGCCACAGAGTTTGTGGTACTCCTGCAAAAGCAGGTATGTTTTATAAGGTAATAAATAAATTAGTAGCTAGATATAAATACGGGTTAACAGCAACACCTTATAGAAATGTAAAAGGTACAGAAAAAGCAATGTTTAGTTTATTAGGAAAAACAATAATTGAATTAGATAAAGATGTAATTGGAAATAGGATAGTACCTGCAACAATAATAAAACAATATACAAATTTTTATGAGATTCCAAATAAATGCTTGGACATAGATGGAACAATAAAATATGCAACATTAACAACAGCATTATCAGAAGATAAAGAAAGAAATAAATTAATATTAAGCTTATTAGAGAAGTGTAAAAACAATTATACATTAGTATTAGCAGATAGAGTAAATCAATTATATTACTTGCAAGATAAATTAGGATATGGAAATGTCATAGATGGTAAAACAAAAAAGAATATTAGAGAAAAAGCAATAGAAGAAGTTAGACAAGGAAATCAGAAAGTTTTATTTGCTACTTATGGACTAGCAAAAGAAGGGTTGGATATACCTAGGTTGGACAGGCTTATTTTAGCTAGCCCACACAGAGATAAAGCAACAGTTATACAAGCTGTTGGAAGAATAGAAAGAAAATTTGAAAATAAAAAAAATCCAATTTGTTATGATTTGGTAGATCCAAATAAATATTTTGAAAATATGTATAAAACTAGAAAAAGTTATTATAGAAAAAATAATAATGAAATAGTTGAAATAGAAAGGGACAGAGATATTGGGGTATGCAATTTTAAAGAATGTAAGTATTGGGGGGACAAGCAATGACAGAAGAAGAGATAGAAAATAAGAAACCGATAAATAACATAATAAACTATAGTGTTGTATTTTATGAAGATAAACCAAAAGAGAATACATGGGGAAGCAATGCAATTATGTATGAATTATATTATAGAACAGAAGATGGAATAATGAATATATTTGAAGTAGGATCTTTTGGAGATAGAACTTTAGTAAGAAGAATATGGGATAAAAGACAAAGAGGAATTACATTAAAAGAAATGTTAGAAGATATAGAAGAAATATCTAATCTTACATATAAAGAATTTAAAGAAAAAGTATTAGGGAAAGGATAGGAAGAATAGATATGACAGAAGATAAAAAGATAGAACAGCTTATAGCAATGGGAGTAAAGTCAATAAATATAAGCAAAGAAAAGTATAACAGATTAAAGCAGGAAACAAAGAATCTAATTAAACTTAACGATGTTATTTTAAATTTTGAGGAGGAAAAATAAATTGGAAGATAAAGAAATACAAGATTTTTTAAAATTTCTAAAAGTAGCAAATGAAACTTGTAAAGAAAGAGGTAAACATTATGAATTTACTTGTCCAATTTGTAATGGAAAAGCAGATGCAATAAAAAATACATATAATGGACATTTATGGGCTAAATGTGAAGGCTGTGAGATGTCAGTAATGCAATAAGAAGGAGGAGAGTAAATGACTAAAGAGCAGGAAAAAATAATTTACCGATTAAATAGCGATATAGATTCTCCACTTTCAGGTGGATATACAACAATAGTACTTATAGACGATTTAGAAGCAATTTTAAATATGCTAAAAGGAAGAGATAGAGAAGTCGAGAAATTAAGAAAACATAATAAAGATCTATTGCGAAAGCTAAGAAATAGAGTAAAAGAAGTAAAAAAGTTACAAAAAAATCCAAACTATAAAAGTATTGTAACAAAGCAAGGAAAAACATTAGAGGAAAGCGCACAAGAAATTAAGAAGAAAGACAAGATGATAGATTTAATGGCAGAAGAAATAAAAGAAAGAAATTATAATTTTACAAATAAAAGTCTTAAAGAAATAAAACAACACTATGAAAGGAAAGTGGAAGATGTTTAATAATTATAATGAAGGGGATACGAATATAAAAATAAATGCTTGTAGTGGAGGAATATATAAAACATATAAAGAAAGTTGGTTTGAATATTTGTATTTAAATGGCAACAAAGCTGAAATTCTTTTTAAAGATTATGATGATATGTATAGATATAGTCAAAAAATAAAAGAGTATAAAAATGTAGTAGTCTTACAAATGATATTAACTGCAGATAAAGATTATGTTATAGCTGAATTAATAAAACAAGAAGATTTTGAAAAGTATTTTGAAAATAAAGCAGAAGAAAATTAGGAGGTAACAATGGAAATTAAAAGATTAGATTTAAAATTAAAAGAAGGACACGCAGTATGTTTTGACTTTGACGGAGTAATACATAAATATTCAAAAGGCTGGCAAGATGGAAGTATTTATGATGAATATAATAAAAATGTATTAGACTTAATGTTATTATTACAAAAACTAAATATACCAGTATTTATATGTTCAACAAGAGAGCCAATGCAAATTATAAATTGGTGAAATAAACAAGGTTTTTGGTGTGAAGCTATAAGTATAAATGATGATGAAAAATTTTGGAATAAACTTAATTTTATAGGAGTTACAAATAGAAAATTACCTGCTCAAATTTATATAGATGACAGAGCATATAAATATTCAGGACAAACTGTAAAACAATTTATATTAGATAATTCGGAGGAAATATAAAATATGGACAATCTTAAAGTAGAAGAATATTGGAAAGATATAGAGAATTATGAAAATTACCAGGTAAGTAATTTAGGCAGAATTAGAAGAAAAGCAAAATTGGTAAATGTAGGAATCAAGAACGTAAAGAAAGCATTTAAACAAGAAATGATTTTAAAGCCATTAAAATTAACAAAAGGATATTTAGGAGTAGTACTATATGACAAAAATTCAAAAGGAAAAACATATAAAATTCATAGGTTAGTTGCAACTGCTTTTATTCCTAATCCGAATGATTTACCACAAGTAAATCATATAGACGGAAATAAGCAAAACAATAAAATGGACAATTTAGAATGGTGTGATTGTCAAGAAAATATGCAACATTCTTATAAAATAGGATTAAGAGATAAAACTAAAATGGCAGAGAATATGAGAAAAATTGGAAAAACAAAGAAAGGACTAGAAGCTAGATAGAAGAAAAAATATGTATAAACGAATATGTTAGAACTAAAAAAGGAAAAATTTTTAAATATGGTAAAGGTAGAGCATATTTAGGAAAAGATAATGAAATAGTAAAACATAGCTTTAACATAATAGATTTAATAGAAGTAGGAGATTTTGTAAATGAAAATGAAGTAATTGATAAATATTTGTTTAATGGAGAAATACCTGTATTAGAAACAACAGGAGATGAAACAAATGCCAAATGTATGTGTGAAGGTGATATTAAAACAATACTAACACATGAGAAATACGAACAAGACTGTTATAAAATAAATTAATAATAATTAAGGAGGCACAAATGACTAAAGAGTTACTAGAACAAGCAGATAGCCTAATAGAAGAAATAAAAGATATAGAAAGAAGATTAAAGAACATAGAAAAAAGAGAAAAAACAATATTAGGTGATTCTGTAACAGGGAGCGAACATGAATATCCTTACATAAAGCGAAACTTTAGGGTTAATGGAATATCCAATAAGCTTTTTAGTAGTAAAACAAAACGACAATACAAAAAGATGCTAAGAAGTAAAAAATATAGATATGAAAAAATGGTAAAGCAAATCGAATATGAGTTAAATTATATAGATGATTCAGAGATAAGAAGAATTATTAGATTTAGATATTATGATAATTTAAGCTGGATTCAGATACAAATAAAAATGCAATACAATAGTGAAGATACCGCAAGAAAGAAAATTAAAAGATTTTTTCAAAAAAATTAAATTTGTCCGTTTTGTCCGGTAAAACAATAGTAAAATGGTAGTAGGTAAAAAAGGTAGTGCTAATTCATTGGCAAGCCCATGCTACCGTTTTAGGCAAGTATATTGTCCTCTAATCTTAAGAGTAAGTGTTTTAAATGCTTACTCTTTATTTCTTTTAAAAAATATAAATAGTATGTAGGATAAAGCAAGCTGGTGGGAGTCTAGCCTGAGTGCACAAAAAAGTCGACGGTGACTTTATCTTACATAGTGTTTATATAGTTATGAGGTAAAAATATGAATGATAATGAAATAATTAAAAAGTATGAAAAAGAAATATGTCCTAATTGTATGCATTACAAGGATAGAGAATATAAAGAATGTAGTGTAGTAGTAGCAATCGATGGACAAGCTAAATGTGTTAATTGTAAATGTATAGAATATAACAGAAAAAGAGAATAAAGCAGGTGGGAGTTGATGGCAAAATATGATTGGAAGCAGTTAGAAAAGGAATACATTTCAGGAAATTATAAATCAGTAAATGCTTTTTTAAAAGAAAAAGGAATATCAAGAAATAAAACTACAAACACACAAACAAAAGAATGGAATATCAAAAAGCATCAAAAAGACATCAAAAAAACATCAAAAACAATAGAAAAAGTAATAGAAAAAGAAGCAGAAAAAGAAGCACAACAAATAGTAGATATAAAATCAATTGCAAATGATTTAGCACTTAATATTATAAAAGCGAATAGTCAATTAGAAACTTACCTAGTGAAAAACAAAAAGAAAACAAAAAAAGTAAAATATGATTATAAAGCAAATAAACCTAGCGAGGAAGAAATCATTGAAAATGAAGAAATAGAAACTATGCAAGGAATAATCGATAGACAAGGATTAAAGATGCTTGCATCTGCTTTAAAGGATTTAAACGAAATAATTGGAAATGATAAAGAAGCTAATAAGGAAACGTTAGATAAATTAGATGAAGTATTAAAAGGATTAGGTGGTGTTGTTTAATGTTTTCAGAAAAGCAAAGCGAATTTTTAGACAATGCCAACAGAAGATGGAATATAAAATATGGAGCTACAAGAAGTGGAAAAACATATTTAGATTATTATGTAATACCTAAAAGAATAAGAAATGGAATAGGAAAACCAGGACTAACTGTAATATTAGGAAATACTAAAGGAACTTTGCAAAGAAATGTAATAGAGCCATTACAAGACATATGGGGAACAGAATTAGTTTCTGAAATAAAGGCTGATAATACAGCTTATTTGTTTGGAGAAAAATGTTACTGTTTAGGAGCAGACAACAAAAAGCATATAAATAAAATAAGAGGGCCAAGTTTTAAATATTGCTATGGAGATGAGGTTGCGACTTGGGATGAAGGCGTTTTCCAAATGCTTAAATCTAGGTTAGACAAACCATACAGTAAATTTGACGGAACCTGCAATCCAGAAGGACCTTCACATTGGTTTAAGAAATTTTTAGATAGCGATGCGGATATTTATCAACAAAAATATACTTTATATGACAATCCATTTTTAGCAAAAGAAGTCTTACAAGCGTTAGAAACAGAATATAGAGGAACAGTATTTTTTGATAGATATATATTAGGAGATTGGAAAGCTGCTGAAGGAACAATATATATGTTATTTGCTGATAAGACAAAGGACTTTTTAGTAGATAATGTAAAAGAGCAACTAGCAATAGTAACAATAGGAGTAGACTATGGTGCTGGAAAGTCTAAAATAAAATTTGTAGCAAGTGGCATTACATATAATTTTAGAAATGTTTATGTTTTAGACGAAATGGATTTATCTGGAGTTTATGACCCAGAGCAAATATATGAAAAGTTTATAGAGTTTTATAAAAGAGTGTACGACAAATATGATAAATGTCAGTACGCTTTTTGTGATTATGGAGCATTAGGGAATGTAATAACTTTAGGATTAATCAGAAGATGTCAAAAGGAGAGATTACCAGTGCAAGTAGTAGATTGTAGTAAAGGGTTAATAAATGACAGAATATTTTTAAGTAGCACATTAATGGCACAAAGAAGATTCTTTATATTAAGAAAAAATACGATAATAACAAAAGCTTTTCAAGATGCTTTGTGGAATGATAATAAACCAGATGAAAGATTAGACGATGGAACAACAGACATAGACAGTTTGGACGCATTTGAATATTCAATAAATAGTTTTTATGAAAATTTAATTAATAGTAGGAGATAAAAGATGAACTTACAACAATTTTTTAGTAATGAAGGATATGACATATCAGAAAAGTTAAATTGGGAAAAATATATAGATATTTGGTCAAGTTGGTATAGAGGCAAAGTACGAAGATTCCATAATTACTATATTTATAATGGTCAAAGAAAAGTAAAAATGGAAAAGAAGTCTATGCAAGGAGCTAAAAAAGTCGCAGAAGATTGGGCAGATTTATTATTTAATGAAAAAGTATCTATTAATTTGCAAAAAGATGAAGATACAAAAGCATTAAATGAAATATTACAACAAAACAACGCAGAAGTAATTATAAATCAAGGTTTAGAAAAATCATTTGCTATTGGTACAGGAGCATTAGTAGTTTCAGTACAGGACATAGAACAAGAAGAGAATATATTAGATGTAACAAATGCAAAAATAAAATTAGAATTTGTAGAATGTAAAAAAATAATACCTTTAACATGGGAAAATGGAAAGATAACAGAATGTGCTTTTGTTACAACCAAACATAAAAAAGGACAAACATATATTTATATAGCAATGCATGTTTTTAATGATAAAGGAAATTATGTAATAAAGAACTATATGTTTAAAGGTAAATATAGTTCTTTTGTAGAAGCAAATGAAAAAGAAAAAGAAGGATTTTTAGAAGAATTTGATACACAGAGTGATATTCCATGGTTTTCTATTATTAAACCAAATATTTGTAACAATATAGATAGCGAAACGCCATTCGGTTTATCTGTTTATGCTAATGCAATAGATACATTAAAGTGTTTAGATAATGCATATGATGGATTAGATAACGAGACTACAATAGGAAGAAGAAGAATTTTTGTATCAAGTGAAATGTTATCATATGATGATGGCGAAGGCAAAATGGTATTTGACCCAAATGATATATCCGTATATCGTATGCCACAAGGTTTTAAGAAAGACCAAATGATAGAACATGATGATGCAAATTTAAGATCAGATCAATTTATTAGTACAGTAAATTATCAATTAAACATATTATCAAGTAAGGTTGGATTTGGACAAGAAAGATACAAATTTGATGGACAAGCAATACAAACAGCCACAGGGGTTATATCCGAAAATTCAGATATGTTCAGAACAATAAAGAAGCATGAGCAAATGTTAGAAGATAGTTTAATTACTATTATAAAAGCAATTGCTTATGCTTCTACTGTTTTTGGAAATGTCAGTATAGATGCGAGTGTTGTAACAATAGATTTTGATGATAGCATAATAGAAGATAGAGGAGCAGAAAAAGTAAGGGCAATGCAAGAAGTGTCTCAAAACTTAAGAAGCAAAGAATCTTATATGATTAATTATAGAAACTTAAATGAGCAACAAGTAAAAGAAGAATTAGAAAAAATACAGCAAGAAAAAATGAGTAATCAAGAGGCTTTTGGATTTACTCCTAACAATGCAGAGGAAGAAGAGTAATGCTAACAGAAAAAGATTTTATTAATATAGAAAAACAAGCTAATTCTATTTATAGTAATTTAGAATTACAAATAATAGAAGAAATAGCAACAAGAATAGCTAATTTTGGATATGCGAATACCGTAGTTATAAATGATATAAAAATTGCTCAAGAAATGGGCATTTTATATCAGGATATAGTAGAACTAGTAGCAGAATATAATAATACAAGTTATGAAGAAGTAAACAGAATATTTACAGAAGCATCCGAAATATCATTAAGTTATGATGACGAAATATATAAAGAAGCAGGATTAGATCCTACACCTTTAGCGCAAAGTGAAAGTATAAAACAAACAATGAATGCAACTATACAAAGAACATCAGGTAATTTGCAAAATTTATGTATGACAACAGCAAATACAGCACAGACTCAGTTCTATAATGCTATAAATAATGCTTATATGTATACAAGTACAGGTGTTAAAAGCTATACACAAGCAATATTAGATGAAATAAAAAGTATAAGTAAACAAGGGGCAATAATACAATATCCATCTGGTGCTAAAAGAAGTATAGAAAGTGCAGTTAGAACAAATATAGTAACAGCTATAAATCAAAATTGTGGAAAGATACAAGAAGCAAGAGCTGATGAATTAGGTTGGGATTTAATGGAGATTACAGCACACAGTGGAGCACGACCAGAACATGCAAAATGGCAAGGAAAGATAGTTAGTAGAAGTGGAAAAAAAGGATATTTAAGTTTGCGAGATATTGGTTATGGAGAAGTAACAGGGTTTAAAGGAGTAAATTGCAGACATGATTGGCATCCATATTTAGAAGGCTCTGCTAGGACATATTCACAAGAACAATTAAATGCTTGGAAAAATGAAAAAGTAGAATATAATGGAAAAAAGATAAGCAAATATGAAGCAACACAAATACAAAGAAGAATGGAAAGACAAATTAGAAATGATAAAAAACAATTAGCAGGATTACAAGGCATTCTGAAATCTAATATGAATGATAATAAACTTATTTTAGAAACAAAAACTAATTTTGCAAAACGTTCATTAATTTATAAAACACATCAAAATGAGTTAGATGATTTTATAAAACAAACATCATTAGTTAAAGATAATAGTAGATTATACATGGGAAATCAGGATAAAAATATTAGTACACAAATAGCTAATGTAACTAAAATAGCTAACAAGTATAATAATAGTGATATTATAGGAAGTAAAGTAAATGGAGTAAAAATAACAGAAATTGGAGAACATATAATATCAAGGACTTATGCTAGAAATGTAACATTTGAAGATGTACAAGACACATTGAAAAATCCAATAGGATATGGTACAATTAAAGAAGATTCAAAAGGTAGAAAGAGTTTTTATGTGCATGGAAAAAATATAACAATAGCAGTTAATCCAGAAACAGGAAAACTAGCAACAGTAAGACAGACAAGTAGAAGGGAAAAGAAAAAATATGGAATTGAAGAATAGATTAAAACAAGAAGAGATAGAGTTATTAAATAAGGTAGGAATAAAAATAAAAGATGGTAATTATACAATAGATGAAACAGGAGATATTATAGAAAGATTAGATAGCGTAATACAAGAGAATTTAAATGAGAGTGGAGATATGACAGAAAAAGCAATAGAATATGAAAGTATACAAGACAAAATACTAGAATTTGAAAAAGAAATTTAACGGTAAAAAATATGTTTTTAATAAAGAGCTAGAAATAGCTCTTATTTTTATGCAAATTTAGTGTAATGGTAGCACAACAGTTTCCAAAACTGTTTGTATTGGTTCGAATCCATTAGTTTGCGCCAATTCTTTTTATGGTTAGAGCTTTAAAGAAACCAAAAATAACTCTAGCTTGTCGAGATATAAATGCAAGCACGCAGTTGATAGAGTGAACTATCATTTAAAAAAATCAGCGTAGAAAGGAATAAAATATGGATGAAGAATTAAAAAATTTATTTGGTGAAAATTCATTATCATATGATGATTTTTCGAAAGCTATTGAAGAAAAAGGAATGAAATTAGCTAATCTTTCTGCAGGAGGATATATTGCTAAAAGTAAATATGATGATGACTTAAAAAAAGCTAAAAATTTAGATTACAAGAAAAAGTACGAGGATTTAGAAGCATCTATTCAAGGAGATGATGGAATTAATGCAAAGCTTAAGAACATCACAACTGAGAGAGATGACTATAAATCTAAATATGAAGAGCTTAACTCTAAATATTCTATGTTAGATGCAACAACAAAAGTAGTTAAAGCAGGAATAAAACCCGAATTTGCTAAATTTGTTGCAAGTGAAGTATTAGGTCAAGTAAGTGATACACTTGATTTTGATACTGCATTAAAAGCATATAAAGCAAAAAATCCACAATTTAATTCAGAAACTACAGTTGTTAAAAGAAAAGTGGGTTCTAGTTTAAAACTAGATGGAAAAGAATTAAATAACGAAAATGAAACAAATAAAATTATGAACGATTTAATACGTTCTGCAAGAGATTAGTTAATATACTAATCTTTTTATTTTTTATATTAAAGGAGGAATTTTATAATGGGACAAATGATATCAAGAAGTAATGCAGAAACATTGATTGATGAACAAGTAGCTCAAGAAATTATACAAGGTGCTATAAAACAATCAAGAGCAATGCAAATGTTTAGAAGACTACCTAATATGACTTCTAATAAAACAAAAATGAGAGTGTTAGATGCACTACCACTAGTGTATTGGCAAGGAAGCGATAATGCTAGAAAACAATTAACAAAGATGGCTTGGGATAAAAAGTATATTACAGCTGAAGAAATGGCTGTTATAGTACCTATTCCAGAGAATGTATTAGATGATGCCGATTATGATATTTGGGGAGAAGTAAGACCAAGAGTAGAAGAGGCTATGGGAAAAAAATTTGATCAAGCTGTATTTACAGGGGTAGATAAGCCAACAGGATTTAGAGCTGATATATTAACATCTACATTAAATGCAGGAGCATCTGTAACACCTTTAGATACATTATATCTTTCTATAGATAAAGCTATGTCATATGTAGAAGAAAGTGGATATAATCCAAATAGTATAGTTGGTGGTATGAATGTAAAATCTGCATTTAGAACAATGTTAGATAACAACGGACAACCAATTAAAGGAACAGAAATTGATGGATTAAATAAAGCATATGTTGATAATGGAGCTTGGGATAAATCATTAGCACAAATGATTGTAGGGGATTTCTCACAAGCAGTTTATGCAATTAGACAAGACATTACTTTTAAAGTATTAGATCAAGCTGTAATTCAAGATCCAGCAACAGGAGAAATTTTATATAACTTGGCACAAGATGATATGGTTGCCTTAAGAGTAACAATGAGACTTGGTTGGGAAATACCAAATCCAATAAATTCATTACAACCAGATGAATCAGTAAGATTTCCATTTGCTGTTATATTACCTGGTTCATATTCTGAAGGTAGAGTAGATATAACAATTAATGTTAAAGATGGTGAAGCAGCAAATGTAGAAGGAGCTAAAGTTAACTTTAATGGGCAAATAAAGACAACTAATGCAAGTGGTAATGCTGTATTCAAAGCAAATAAAAATTCTACAGGATTATATAGAGTTACTGCAGAAGATATGAAAAGAGATGTTATTGGTGCTGTTGAAGTTGAAGATAGTGCGAAAACAGAAAACGTTGTTATTAACTTAAAAAAAAAGTAGTGTAGCGCTTAATAAAAAGGTAACAATACCAAGTCAAGATTCAAATTGGCTAAATAAAAAAATATCTGATATGATAGAACCTGGTGCAACAGTAGATGAAAGCGGGAATGTACAAGCTACTTTGAAAAAAGTAGAAGGATTTACAGATTTTAGCTCAGTAGAAGAAGAACAAAGTGGACATTATTTCCCATTCAGCTTAACTGTAACAGGTTCTAAGATGACATTTAAGAAGAATGGAACAGAAACAAAGAAAGATATACCATTCGATAAAGATATAATTTTTAGAACAGAAAAAACAGACACTTGGGAAGTTATAGTAGATAAGAAAAGTGTCGTAAAATTAAATTTTGCAAATGCAATATTTGCAGAGTAGGAGGACAAGGTATGCTTAAATACATAACAGAAGATGAATATAAGAAATTGTTAGGTAAAGAAAGCATACCTGACAATTTTAATAATTTAGTGATTAAAGCAAGTAGTTATATTAACTTTAATACTCGTGGGAGAGTTGATAAAGATAACGTTCCAGAAGAAGTGCAATATGCTACTTGCTTGATTATTGATTTAATCAACGAAGAAAATGACAAATTATCCAAGATAGGAAATCTTAAATCACAAAATATTGAGGGATGGTCTGAAAGCTATATGACATCTGATGAAATAAAACAAGACTATTCAAACAAAAAATACACTGTGCTACAAGAACAATTATGGAATGTAATTGGAACAGATGGAAATCCATTACTATATAGTGGAATGGGGTGCTAGTTATGAATAATAGATTTTTTATACATAAAATAACAGTCTACCATACAGAAGACGATGAAATTTTTACGAAAATCCATTTTGACAAGGTTTATTTTAGACATAATAAAAAGACTAACCTAGTTGATAAAGGACTCCAAGAAGGAAGTACAGGCTCTATCACAATACCTACTACAGAAAAGCTTAATATTTCTACTAATGATTATGTAGTAGAAGGAATTGTAGGGGATGAATTTGAATTATCTAAACTACAAGAAAAATATCAGGTCTTTAAAGTAGTAAGTGTAGACGATAATAGGAAGGGCAATTTGCAGCATTACAAAATAGGAGTGTCCGAATAATGGATAGTAGTGGATTTAAAGTAAAAGTAAAAATAAATAGTGTTAGTAAAATACTAAAAGATTATGGACTTAATGAAGATGGTAGAGTGCAACAATATTTGCTAACAACAGCAGAAAGATTTATGAACCCTTTTATACCAATGGACAACGGAATGCTTAGAAGAAATAAAACTTATCCTAATAATCATTCTATTAAGTATACTAGCCCATATGCAAAATATCAGTACTATGGAAAAATGTATATAAGTCCAAAATTAGGGGTGTCTGGAATACCATTAAAAAGTGGAAGATGGTGGTCTCCAAGAGGAGAAATAAAGATAGCAACATCTAAAAATCTAACATATCATACTTCTGGAACTGGCCCAAAATGGGATAAGTTAATGTTACAAAGAAGAAAAAGCGATTTAGTTAAAGATGTAGAAAACTATATAAAAACAGGAGGCTAAAATGGAAAAATCAAAAATGGAATTAATAAAAGAGTTTATAGAAACTTGTCCATTATTAAAAAATGGAAAAGTAAATGTAGATTATATAAAGGACAAACCACAAAGTTATTCTATAGATGAAACACCAGTAAACCCAGTATTGCAAAATTATGCGGACGGTGGAAGGAGACTACAAATACAATTTGATTTTTCTATACAAGCTAGTTTTAGTGCTTTAGAAAATATTAAAAACTCAAAATTTTGTGATGATTTTACAGATTGGATATATGAACAAAACAAACAAGAAAATTTACCAAAGATAGATGGTGCTGTTTGGATAAAGTGTTTAGGAAGAGGAACAAT